GGACGGAACTAAACAAGCTGCATGGAACATTTTCATGGGTGCAGGTGCGGTGTCTCTTGGATGGGCTGAAAAACCCATTATCGGTATGGATAATGATCTTGTTGAGCGTATTCAGCTTTACTACGGGCATGAATTCCGTGGTCAAAAGATGCTTCAGTTTGCGAGTGCTTATGCAGCTACCGCCGGCGCACAAGCTGGTTCAAATACTGTGGTTGAGCAGGGCATCATTCACTCATTCGTCAGCTTTTAATTAAAAGGAGATTTTTATTATGACAAGTGTTGTAAGGTACGTTCAAAACACATCTACGGCTCCCAACGTCAATACGGCTGTTGGGTCAACAGGCGGAGATTATCAGCTTATCGCTTTTGATATTATTACAGTTGCGGGTATTGCCGCGAACGCTAACGCCAATGTGTTGACGTGGACAGGATCAGGTAAAATTAAGTCGGTGATCCAGTATCTCGTTAAAAGCAATGGGGGAGCTATCCATGTTCCTGTGGCAGAAGCCACAGATACAGTCACTATTGATGTGACAGGAAAAATTATTAACGTTGCCGTGGCAAACGGAGGAACAGCTATTGGCGCAAACAGCGTTATTTCCTTGCTACTCGTCATTGGCAACTATTAAAGGAATGGGGCTGTCTCAGGCAGCCCCTTTTTAATCTATGAATGTTTTGGATATTCTTAATTTAATGGGAACTCTCAGTATCGGTAATGATAATATTACCGCTTCAGAGCAAACTATTTTTCTTCAATATCTGAATCTGGCTCATTTTCAACTCTATCAGGGGACAGCAAATCTTAATCAGAATTTGCTGATACGAGAAAATCTTTCTAATGTAGAAGGGTCAAATGAGATTGAATTATCTCAAATGCCTTTCCTTGTGAATAGCGTTTATATCTCTTCTCTTAAACAAAAATTAACACGCTTATCAATGGCAGACGTGATTGAACGTGATCCTGATTTGAGCGAGACGGGAAGTCCTGAGTATTACTTCGTTCAGAATAATATTGTTCAATTTTATCCTGTTCAAACGGCTATTTTCCCTATTGTTGCATGGTATACGCCTAATCCATCTTCTTTTACGATTGCTACGCTTGAAGCAGACATACCCTATCCGGTTTCTTATCATCCTGTTCTTGCAGATGGTGGGCTTTATTATCTTTTTCAAGATGCGGGGGGATTTAAGAATATTCAGAAGGAAAATGAAGCAAAAGCACGATGGGAAAGGGGAAAATCAAAACTGCTTTCATATCTTTATAATTCAAGCGGTCAACGCTTTTCTACCTTCAGGAATGCTTAACTATGTTGCAAGAAGGCGGTTACGATGTTTTGGAATTTTCACCTCCCGCACAGGGAATGAACCAGAATATTTCTCCTGAAAATCTGCCCCTTGATTTTGCCTATATCTTAGAGAATATCGTTGCAAAGCCTTTAGGAGAAGGACATGTGAGGTTTGGAACATTCCTAGAAGCTGCGTTAAATGATCCTACCTCAAGGATCATGAAGAAATTTCCCTTTGTGAATACGGATGGTTCAGAGCAGATCATTGCTTATGTTCAGGAATATGTACAAGATGGAGGGGCAACAGGATTTACTTTTATAGAGGGCTATCCGTATACGTTTTCTTTTACGAGTTCTCATAATGCTGCCAGATATGTCAAGGATACACCTATACAAGTACGGTATACATTTAATGGTCTTGGAACGATTTATGATACGATTGCATCTGTCACGGTTCAAGGAACGACAGTCACCATTACCTTAGCTCAAAATGCTTTACCTCCCTATGACTTCCTTCCTGATCCTCCCATAAATCCTGTTATCAATTCTGTCTGGTATTCTACGGGGACGATTTACAAATATGACGTTTCAAGTGGAGTTATCAGTCCAGCATTAAGGCAGAATCTTTCTGTGGGTTGCGTTCCAAGAGCAACAACATTTTTGAATACACTTGTCATCTGCAATGGTGTCGATAAATTGCTGAAATGGGATGGAAATGCTCTTTCAGAGGTTTACGACTTTGTGAAAGAACAAACAGCGAATCTTACGCGCATAGATAATACGCATCTTTCTTTTACAGTTTCGGCTCATTTCAATATTGCAGATTATGCAGTAGGCAACTTGCTTCAGATCAAGGTTAATGGTGTTCCAACTCAGATGGTTATTGCTGCTTCTGCGTTAAATCAACAAACATTGAGCATCACCACAACGACTAATCTCCCTGCTTTCGTCCCAAACCAGACGAATGTTTTTTATCAGGCATGGCCTCCTGCTTTTAATTTCCTTTTTGTCGCTTATGATCGCCTTTGGGGATTGGGAGTAGGTGCGGTGGGGCTTGAATATCGTAATCCAGATCAAGCCATGCGGGTTTTTTTTATGTATAAATCTGGCTCTTTGACAGACTGGTTTAATGAAAACACTAAAACAGTGCCAAGTATTGATCTTTCTGAAAAACATGGTGTACCTGACAATTTAGAGGCCATTGATTTTGTGAATGGCTATATGGTGTTTATCGGGCGTGAGAAAACACAGGTATGGACAGGATCAGAGCCTTTAGGGGCTGTGCAGGCACAAGGAAACGCAACATTAACGTATAATTCCACTCTTTCTACGGGTGTTGTGCATGGTGATCTTGTGATTGATCTTCCCAATGATACGTTCTTTATTACAAAAACAGGTCTTCAGTCTTTTAGCTCTCTGAATATCGCCAAACAATTCGCTGCAACCAGCATGAATGCTGTTGATCCGCTTATTCAGCAGTATGTGACTTCTATTACATCTTCTAATGTTGATTATCGAGCTTCCTGTTCTTTTAAATATGATGGGGGTGCGTTGGCAGGGTTCAAGATCGGGCGCAATAAAGTGATCTGCTCTCTTTTTTCTACCTCTCTTTATTCATGGTCTTTATTCTCAGGGGATTTTTTACAGGCATCTTCTTTCCTCACATTAGGGAATAACCTCTATCTTTCTATAGGAAATCAGATATTTAAATATGCCGATGGCAATGATGGCACGCCTCCTCTTTATGGGGATCAGAACGGAAAAGGATTTATTTATTTCTCATGGACACTTCCTGTTATCCATCTTAAAGGACGGCGATTTGCAGGAAAGCGATATGAAATTCAGATGGATTATCCTTCCAGCTTTACCATTCGTCCTGAAAATCAAATGAATATACAGATTAGCGGCGATTTGCCTAAATCTTATCAGATTAATACTCCTTGCCGCTTTGATGTACGGGGAGATGCCTTGCAGACGATTCCTCTTACCACAGACAATCCAGCTACACAGGATTCTCTCGGATTCAGGCTTGAAAAACCCTATGGTTTTTTTAAAGACAGGATGAAGTTTTTAGCGTCCAAGTTTTGGCTCACCTTGAGTGGATATACAAAAGACGGCGTTTTATCGCTCAAGAAAATCAAGCTTTATGGAATTATAGAAAGAAAATAGATCATGCCTCTTCCTACTAATAACAGCAGACCCGCTATTCCTTATGTTCCTGCACAAGTATTGCCTAACTATAATCGTTACCAATCTTTAGGACAGTTTCCGCCTACAGCACAGCAGCTTGATGGCGATTTAAACGCCATTATGGATTTTATTAATACCCTATCAGATGCTATCAATAATACAGCAGCAGGCATTTTCCCAGGGGCTAATAATCCTCTCAATGCGAGCAAGCTGCCTACCACCGATGGTGCGGGGAATATCTCATGGACATTCATTAATGCAGCTAATCTTGATGTGAACGCTGTTCAAACTCGGCATATTCAGGATCAGGCAATTACCACGCCGAAGATTCAGGTACAAGCCGTGGGAACCAATCAAATCGCTCAGGGAGCGGTATTAAGTGGAAATATAGGTGTAGGAGCGATTATCGGGAATAACATTGCTAATTATACGATTCCTCTCTTAAAGCTCTCTCTTCCTAATGCTCAGGCGTGTATCATTGGAAGCACTACAGCTAATGGTGGTTCTGTATACTATCAAACTCTCTCCCCCTGGCTCGTTCCCACCGGAAGACCTCAAGACTATGGCGTCACGGGACAAACCCTTGATGTGATCTGGGCGAATACAGCGGGAACCTTTGACGGCAGTAAAATTACACCCGCCTCTATTAACGGGGCATCAGCCATCATAAGCAATTCAACACCTCTTGGCGTAATGAAATCCGCAGGAACAGCTACATCTGTTGTGTGTGGCAGGATGACAGATCAGAAATTTACGGAAATTAATTTGGGCGACTTGCAGGTGATTTCAAAATATACAAATGCAACAACTCCTTCCGCTATGAATCTGTCAACTATTTTTAACAATGAAGCAGGAATGCCTTATAATGGTTCGCAGATCACAGCAGGCAGTCTTCCTGTTACAGCCCTTCAAAATGCAGGACAAGTAGCTCCTTTTTCTATGGCTTATGTCCTTCAAAATGGCACTATTCAAAAATCATTGAATATAGCCTCAGTGACCAGAACAGGGACAGGAACTTATAATGTGTTATTTAATACGGCTGCCAATGACAACAAGTACATTGTCACCTTTGGCATGCAAGGCGCTAATAACTATTATCTGAACGCAGAGGTGGTGCAAAATAGCTGCACAGTGAATGGGTTTAGTGTGAATACTGGCTATAACCAATCCACTGTAGATGGAGAATTTTACTTTGTCGTCTATGCTTTTTAAGGAAATTGATGGACAAGAGATTAAAGATGGATTCCCAAAGCTATATAGAGAAGATACGCGCTATTATTCCATCTTAAAAGGTGGTGAAAAAGCGGGAATTTATGGTATTATTGATCGCGAAAACAGTATTTCCGAAACATTCATGACAGTGTTTGAAGGTTATAAATATAAAGTCATTAATAGAGATACTATTTTTTACATGATGAATCAGCCTTTCTTTCTTGGATTCAAGAATGTTTGGACTTGGACAAGATGGCAAAGTTGGATCAAATTACTGAGAAAATTTGAAAATGAAGGTGTTGAACTACAATTACTTCCGCCTTCATGGGACGATGATTTTACAAAAATATGGTTTAGGAAAAGGAAATAAACATGTGCTTTGGCAGTGATGCTCCTGAATCTCCACAATTAGCGAAACCTCCTGCTCCCCAAGAGATGCTGGATGTTATGGATGAATTGACGGGGACAAAGACTGTGACAGCAACTGACCCTGTAACAGGTAAAAAGGTTCGTCTGATTCAGCAATTGCCCCGATCAAAAGAAGAACAAGCTCTTTATGATGAAGCGGGCGTCTTGATGGATAAAGCTATTGGTGAAATGAAACGACTCTATGATTATGACCCCAGCCAGATTGTCAATTATGCTCCTTTTGTGAATACGCTCAATGCACTTAATCAGGAACGCACTGAAGATATGGCTAAACTCACTCAGATACCCGACTTTACAAGATATGTTGATGAGTTTAAGGGAATGCAGAAGACTATCCTTGATGAAGAATTTGCAAGGCGTGGTAATGAGCTTCAGGAAGGATTAAATCGTAAAGGATATGGCAATAGTACTGGATCAGCAGAAATGAAGGCTGCGCTTGCCAAAGAGCAATCTATGGCGAATCAGAAATCCAACGTAGATGCTCTGACTTATGCTCAACAGCTTGAAGCTCAGGATTTAGCACGCCGTACTCAGGAATATGGTTTGCGTGAAGCGACCAGAGAAGGTCGTTTGGCATCTGCAAGAGCCGAATATGGGTTGCAAAAAGAATATGCTCAGAGTTTGGAGAATCAGAGGGATAAAGCTCTTCAGCATCAGGCGAATCTTTTTCAAACAGGAGCTAATATTAGAGGCGCAGATACAAACAAGAAAATGTCAACGATGGCACCTAATCTCGCCCTTGCTGAATTCACAGCGAAGAATAACAATGCCCTAAATTATTATAATGCCGATGTAAACCGTATTAAGAGTCAGTATGACATGGATTTAGCAGAACATAACTCTCAGCCCCCTAGCTTTGGTCAGATGGCTTTAGGTCTTGGCACAACGTTAGGATCAGCTTATCTCATGGGCGGGGGTGGATTAGGTGGATTTGGGTCTTCTTTCTTTGGGGGAGCAACAGGAGGTGCTGCTGCTAATCTTTTGTCCAATGCAAGACAATCAGCTTTTGGAGGTCGGAGATAATGGCACGTTCATCACTGCCCAATATGTTGGATTATAACAAGCAAGCCAATGAGATTATGAAGGGTCAAGTTGACCTGATGGGTAAAAAG